TTCATGTTCCTAAAGAAGAATTAAGAACTTACTTTGATGCTACTGTAGGTACTGGTAGAATATTTATGTTTGACCATTTTGGTTCTAACACTATTGATAATATAATTTCTAGAGTTAGATATTTAGCAAAAGGTTTAGACTGTAAGTATATTGTTATAGACCACGTTAGTATTATAGTATCAGACCAAAGTCATGGAGATGAACGTAGAGCATTAGATGAAATCATGACTAGACTTAGAACTCTTGTTCAAGAAACAGGTATAGCTATGATAGTAGTCTCACATTTAAGGAGACCTGATGGTAAGGGACATGAAGAGGGTGCGGCTACATCTCTGTCTCAACTAAGAGGTTCGGCTTCTATAGGGCAGTTAAGTGACATGGTTATAGGGCTTGAGAGAGACGCACAGAATGATGACCCTGAAATACGTAGTACCACAAGGGTAAGAGTATTAAAGAACAGATTTGCTGGTTTAACTGGACCATGCTGTGACTTAAGGTATGATATGGATACAGGTAGATTATCTGAGGTAAAGGTAGATGACTTTTGATAAAGTAATATTTGATATTGAAACAACAATGACTACAGATAAAATTTGGTGTATTGTTTGTAAACATAAGGATACTTATTATCAATTTAAAGAAGATAGAATACATAGGTTTGAAGAATTTTTAAAACAAACTAAAGAAGTTATTGGACATAACATTATTAGATTTGATATACCAGTTTTAAATAAAGCTTTTGGTTATAACATATTTAAAAATTGTAAGATAACTGATACATTAATTTTATCTAGATTATTTAACCCTATGTTAGAGGGTGGGCATTCATTAAAAAATTGGGGTGAAAAACTTTATAAAAAGAAAATGGAGTTTGATAACTTTGATTATTTTAGTGAAGAGATGTTAAAATATTGTAGAAATGATGTTGATTTAACTGAGAAGTTATATAAATTTCTTTCTAAAAAGATGATAGACTTTGGAGAGTCAATTGAATTAGAACATAAGGTTGCCAAGATTATACAACGACAACATGAAAAAGGATTTATGATAGATGTTGTAGGTGCACATATGCTACAAGCTAAGTTTCAAGAAGATATGAATGAACTTCAAACTATCGTAAGAAAAACTTTTCCTCCATTAAAAATAGAAACAGAATTTATTCCTAAGTCTAATAATAAAACAAGAGGTTATGTTAAGGGAGTACCATTTACAAAAGTAAAATTTAAAGAATTTAATTTAGGTTCACGTCAACAAATAGCTGAACGATTAGTTATGTTAGGATGGAAACCTAAAAAGAAAACAGATAAAGGACATATCATAGTTGATGAAAAAGTTTTATCAGAAATTAAAAATATTCCTGAAGCTGAATTAATAAAAAAATTTCTCACTCTTCAGAAAAGAATTGCTCAAGTCAGTTCTTGGATTGAAGCTACTAGAGAAGATGGGAGAGTACATGGCAAAGTAATTACCAATGGTACAATTACTGGAAGGATGAGCCATCAGTCGCCCAATATGGCACAAGTTCCTGCTGTGTATTCACCCTATGGAAAAGAATGCAGAGAGTTATGGATTACAAACAAAGGTTATAAATTAGTAGGTGTTGATGCCTCAGGACTTGAGTTGAGGATGTTAGCACATTACATGAACGATAAGGAATATACACATGAAATCATTAATGGAGATATACACACAGCAAATCAGATTAGGACTGGCTTGGAGTCAAGAGATGAGGCGAAGACATTTATATACGCACTCATTTATGGAGCAGGTTCAAAAAAAATCGGAAGTATCATCAAAAGGTCTGAAAGAGATGGAGAAAGAGTTAAAGAAAAATTTCTTAGAGCTACACCAAGTTTTAAACGACTACGAGAAAGAGTGGATGGAGTGGCTCAAAAAAGATGGCTCAGAGGTCTCGACCAAAGAAAAATCCTCATAAGACACCCCCACGCTGCGTTAAACACCCTATTACAGGGTGCTGGTGCGTGTGTTATGAAGAAAGCGTTGACATTACTAGACCAATATGTTATAAATAAACGAATCAAAGCTTATCTTATTGTTAATGTACATGATGAGTTTCAATATGAGGTTGAAGATAGTAGAGCCGAAGAGTTTGGAAACTTAGCAGTACAATCAATAAGAGAGGCAGGAAAGGAATTAAAAATAAGGTGTCCCTTAGATGGAAAATATAAAATCGGAAACAACTGGGCAGAAACACATTGATACAATAGCAACTGATATTAAAACATTAGTCGCTGGAATATCAAATGGTAAACCTGCTAACGTCACAGAAGAAAATATGGATAGGTTTCTCCTTAATATTAAGGAAGCTTTTAATTCATGGAACAATCCTGTTAGAGAAAAAGATGGGAAGTTAAGAATGTCAGTACTAGGTAAACCACCTAGACAATTATGGTATGATAGATTTAGTCCAAAGAAAACTAAATCTTATGATGCTAGTTTAAATATTAAATTTTTATATGGACATATTTTAGAACATCTATTATTATATCTAGCAGAATTAACTGGACATAAAATAGGAGACCAACAAAAGAAAGTAGAGATAGATAATATTAAAGGACATATAGATGCGACAGTAGATGGTGAAGTGTGTGATGTTAAGTCAGCATCATCATTTAGTTTTAAGAAATTTAAAACAGGAGAGTTAGTTGGTGATGACCCATTTGGTTATCATGCCCAGTTATCAGGATATGAAACAGGTATGGGTACAAATGGAGGAGGTTTTTTGGTTATGGATAAATCAAGTGGAGATGTTTGTTTCTATAAACCTGATGAGTTAGCTAAACCAAATGTTACAACTTTAATTAAAACTTTACAAGATACATTAAAGAGTAAGATACCACCTGAGAAGTGTTATCAATTATCAGAAACAAAAGGTGGAAATAAATCTTTACCTATTGGTTGTCAGTTTTGTACACATAAATGGGAATGTTATAAAGATGCTAATGATGGAAAAGGATTAAGAGTATTTAAATATTCTAATAAGTATGTTTATTTAGCTGAAGTAAGTAGACAACCTAATGTTGAAGAGATAACTAAAAACTTTTCAGAAGAATTAAAAACTTATGGAAAAAGATGAGACAATTAATTGAAAGCTTTATAGATGTAGGTAGTGGATTTTTATTAGCAATTTTAATTCAGTTGCTAATTTTTCCTCTTTTTGGTTTGTATCCTACTATAATGGATAGTATTGGAATAGCTTTAATTTTTACTGTGGTTTCTATAACAAGGTCTTGGATGTGGAGATTAGTATTTAAAAAAATATAATGGAAGAAAAAAATTTTACAAAAAATGATATTCCTTTTTTTAAAGATGAATTAAAAACAGCCGAGAAAGAATATTCCAAAGATATAGAAGAAACAATGCATAAATCTTTAACAGGAGATAGATTTGAGAAAAGAGTTAAGAGATTAAAAAAAATTATAAAATTATTAAATTCTGGAATATTCTTTAAAGAATATAATCCTCCAAGTTTAATAATAGTAAAAGATAAATTTATTATATCATTAATCAAAAATATTTGGAGAATAAAAGGAAGACAAGTATGGTATAGACATACAGAAAATCTTAATTCTTTTAAAGAAAATTATATTGAGAAAGACTTTAAAAAAATATAAAGATGAACACTAAACAAATGAGTAAATATAAATATTGGAATACAAAAAAATTAAAAGATTTATTAAATAAAATACATTTGGGTAACAAAGATAAAGGATATGGAGCAAATGTTGGAGGTAGAGCTAGTACAAAGGATATTCATTTTGAAATTGAAATTGAAGATTTACTTTGGCAGAGAGAGAAGAGAGAGAAAGGTATTGAAGATTTTGATATTCATTTGGGTTGTGCTGCTTATCCTTATTGTGATATAAACCCCACAATGTGTTGTTATGAATACAACTGCATATAAGAAGAACTAAGTTGGTAAAGATGAATACAAAACAAATGAGTAAGATAAGAAACAAAGCTAAACATATTATGGTTGAATGGCTTAAAGGATTATTAAATCCTGAAGAACAAAAGAAAGTTAATGTTAAGAATGTATTTAAATTATTACCTAATCAAACTCATTATTGGCAAGATACAACATTAAGATTACAACCTTGGTCTTATAAATGGATAGTTAAAAAATTAAAAAAGAATCCTCATTGGACTATAGATGATTTAAATGAAAGCTTAGAACCTACAGAAAGAGATAAGAGAAGAGCAAGGATGGCTAATGAAGGTCCTCTTGCTATGTAATTATGACGAATAAAGATATGTTTAAAGGTATTACTTATGATTCATTAGATAAACAAGTAGATGGAAACCATTATGCAAAAATGAAAATACAACCTGCTCAATTTATAAATGAAAATCATTTAGAGTTTGCAGAAGGTAATGCTATTAAATATATATGTAGACACAAATCAAAAGGAAAGAGGAAGGATATAGAAAAGGCAATACATTATTTAGAAATGATATTAGAAAGGGACTATGACAATTAATGAAGCACAAATAACTCAATTAGAAAAAAGAGCTAGAGGTTTTCGTAGAATTATTTCTGCTCTTAATGATTTACCTATGTATGGAATTACTCCTACTATAGATAAAATATTATATGTAATAATAGGTGAACTTAAAGAACATCTAAAGAAAAAAATAACTAGAAATAATCAAAAGTTAAATGAAATTCATACAACAAGTGTGGATAGTTTACTAGATGATGACGGACAAGGAGGAGTAATAGGTGAAGTGAGAACTGAACCTAGTTTTGTAAGTAAGGAATACTCTTCTAAGATAGAAAGCGTTATAAAAAATGATTGAAACTATTTTTGCTTTACTTATGATAATTAACCATGAAATGAGGTAGACTATGAAGAGAGAAGAAAG